ATCTTGAGGGGGTGGTGAGCGTACGCTCGTGAGGGTTCAAGTCCCTCCAACCGCACCAAGCTGATTAAATAAGGGCTTACAGGTAATTCTGTAAGCCCTTATTTTTGTTTAACATCATAAAGTCTTGCGTGGTTTGACATCATTTTGACATCAGAATATTTTAGAAATACGTGCTACGATGTCATCTTCCATTTTAGGTGTCACATGTGAGTAAGTATCCATCGTTTCTTGGAATGAAGCATGCCCTAGACGTTCCTGTATGGCTTTCATATTGGCCCCATTTTCAATGAGAAGGGTGGCGTGGGTATGTCTAGTACCATGCATGGTAAAAGATGGCTTACCGATTAAATTGGCGTATTTCTTACATAACTTGCTGACTTCATCAGGACATCGAGGACCGCCCTTTATTCCAGGAAATACAAGGTTATTATTAATCCAGTTCATGGTTTTAATTCTGCGCTTGTCTATGACTGTTTTATGCTTCATAAGCTCCTGGAGTGTTTCCGTATCAATGGCAATTATCCGTTTTGAAGATGTGGTCTTAGTTGTATTGGATATAACTGCCGTAGATCCGATTTTGAGGGCTGTTTGTGAAATGGATATAGTTGATTTCTTAAAATCGATATCCGACCATCGTAAGCCTAATAATTCAGACCGACGCATACCTGTTGCAAATGCTAATTTAAATAGAGCATGATGTTCTGTATTTGATATATTAGATAAGAAATCTTTTACTTCATCTGCAGATAACGTTACCATATGACGGACTTTAACCTGTTTTGGTCGGTCTATGTTTTTCATATAGTTTTTAGGGATAATGTCATCTTTTACCGCCTGCTCTAATATGGATCCTAGAATTGTCATGGTGTAGGATATAGTCCTTGATGACAATCCATCCATTGATTCAAAGACATACCTTAATGTATTAGGTTTAATGTCAGCTAACTTTACGCCACCGATTTTATCTCTGATATAGCGATTGATAATTCCTGTATAACTTTGATATGTGGCAGGGGTTATGGTCTTTTGTTTTAGTTGTAACCATATATTAATCCAGGTGTTTAATGAAATAGTATCATCAAAATTAGCACATGCTTGATTTGTATTTATGTATTTCTCCATGGCTTCTATGGCAGCTTTTTTGGTAGTACCATAAAAGTATTTACGCTTACCGTTTATCGTCTTTGATACCTGGTAGCGTCCATCGGTTCGTTTTTTAGCCATATCTTCAATCCTTATAATAAACAAAAAAGATGAGGTCTTGTTCCATAAGAACAAGCCCTCATCTTTAGTTGCGGCTAAACCGCTTATAATGATTTTAGTTTGGGGCTAAACCCCTTTGTTCTTACATTATAGAATAGATGTTAAAAAAAATCAACAGTTTTTGGACTTTATTACAATTTTACTTTATATTGTATAAGTCTTTCATAACCGCTCGAATTTTATCAGTAGCCTGCCTATCTACTCGCATATTATAAAGAGCATCTTTAGAATATCTAGGGTTTTGTATGCGTATTTTACTTACCGTCCTGATTTGAGAGACTATAGCGACGGTGCCTGCATTTAACCTTGATACTTCTTTCATAATTATATCGTGCCTAGCAAGTAGGTTCTTAGCTTCCTCTAGCTGTTTTTCAAAGCGTGCAATATCTTTAACAGTTATCGTCTTTGGGTCTGTATTTTCAACTTCCTTTATGAAGGTGCCGCATTTGTCTAACATCTCTCCTGACCTGTCCAGTAGGACTGTAAATAATTCTGTCCCCAAATAAACATCTGATTTATATAGTGTTTTGGGGCTTTCTTTACCTAGTTTTAGAGACCGTAGCGGGACAACAGTGACTACGCTACTTTTAGTATTACTAGGCGTCAGCACTATAGCATAATGTAGGCCCCCAAATTCAGAACCTATGCCAAAGCCGAAGTCAACTTTAACTATGTCGCCAGGTTTGAACTGTGGAAAATACTTAGGATTAAAAGTTTCTTCTTGTTTTATATATCTCAAATAATTGCGTAGCCAATAATAAAGTAGGGCCGCCTTGTGTTGGTCTGAACCTAGTATGTTTTTTAAAAACGTACTTATGTTATTTGCAAGCTCCGATATTTTCGATGTTAAAGCACCTTTGTTTTCTGGCTTTTTTAAATCCATACAGATCCTCCTTCGTTATACACACTTTATATCTTCCTACTAAAACCATACAAAGCTGCTTTTTTATATCCCAAAAATCCCTCTAATGATGCTACGATTGCGTTCGTGTTTAGCTTTTCGTTCTGCTTCTTTTTGTTGTGCAATTCTGACTTCCTGCTGTGCCTTTTCAAGTTGTGCTTTTTCTTCCGCACGTGCTTGCGCATCTGCAGCTTGTTGCTTTTTGTAGTCTGCTAATTTAGTGTCACGACCTACTAGTCCTTTTACTGAAGCAATGAGTGCTTCGCCACCACTTCCAGGGGCAGGAGTCCTAGTGTTATTTACAGCGGCCTCCTTAACAACGGTATCAGAACCATTCCTATAAACATAATAATGGGTAATAGTGACAGAAGAATCGGCAAAGTGAATATTATATTCTCTTAATTCTTGAAAACCTTTAGTTTGTAACCATACAGCCCAGGCTTTGGCAGTGTCTGTCTCAGGATCATAAGACAATGTGTTTATATCGACTTTTCCTGTGTAGTCAGAATTGGAATAGAACCATTGCCAGCGGTCTCCGTTAAACTCCTTTGCAGATGCAACGGAAACACTCATTGTGGTAACTAGTGCTGCTAATACTAACAATTTTTTCATTTTAAAATCTCCCTTTTATATGGTCCCTTATAACACTGATACATAATGATGGTAGAAATCTATATTCTCCAGTTCGGTATCATCAATACATGTTCGACGAACCATCTGCTCTACTAGATTAACGTGATGGTCTAAATAGAAGTCGTCATTAATAATATGCATTAATTCGTGCTTAATCTCCTCTCGCATGCGGTCATGCGGGAGGTTTTTGTTTATATAGATATTATGAGTATCTATATCTTCACATTCCTCTGACACAGCGTTGGCATGTGGTAAGTCGCAATAAATCAAATTTACAACCAATATAACACTCTCCCTTGTGTATTATTTGTTTTTTAATTTTAAAAGCTCTATATATTCGACTGCTTTTTCTAAATCCTCCTTACTTATATCTTTAGCGGCAGAGAAGAGCATACGAGCACCTGGACGTGTGCGTAGGTATTCAGCAAATTCGGCTGCTTCACGGTCGGTGTAATAGCCGTCTTTTTTCTCAGGCATAGATTGCACAGGGGGTATATTGGAATCATCATACCCAAGTAACCAGGCAGGGCTTACATTTAAAGCATTAGCTAATATATAAACCTTATCTTGTTTCGGCTCATATCGATTATTTAGCCAATCTGATATAGAAGATTGGCGGATGCCCGTGCGTTTGGCTAATTCTGTTTGGGTTATTTTGTGCTCTGCCATAACAGCTTTTAAACGATTTATAAATTGGGTACTCATAATTCATTCTCCTCTAGGACTAACTTTACAGCTATTATAAACGGAAAACCGTCAAATGTAAATATTAAACCAAACTTAAACGGAAAACCGATAGACAAAAGTGAAAATCAAGTGTATTATTGAATTACGGAAAGCCGATGATGAAAGGAGGTGAAAATCGTGGAATTTGATTATACTAATCTACGAGAGTTTATTAAAAATAACTTCCATACCCTAAAAGAATTTGCAGTGTTCCTCGGTATTGGTACGACACAACTAGGGCAGCGCTTATCAAATAAAGTTCCGTTTACTCAAAAAGAAATTGATAAGGTTGCTAATGGCATGCCGTGTGGAAAACTAGATATGGAAACTATTGATTCTCTTTTTTTTAAAAAGAAATAACGGAAAACCGTTACGGAGGATAGGTTATGAAAGAGTTCGCAATCAGAATGTTCGGCGAATCCATTACGGAACGCATGAACGAGTTAGGCATGACTAAGACGGCGCTGATCAAACAAGCTGAAATCTCGATGGATACATTGAACCGAGCTATCAGAGGACGGTCAGTACAAATGTCGACAGTCGTTGGTATCTGCTATGCGTTGTGTGTCGATGATTCTGAAAGTCATGATTTTTGGGAAACCGATTACTACAACCCTAAATTAGATAGGAGGTAGCTATGAATAAAGAATCACTCTATGAATTATGCTCGCTATGCTTATGGATTTTAGCGATAGGCATATCTTCAAGCATAAGTATATTCATTCTAGTTTGGATGTTCCGATTAGCATGTGGCTGCTAGGAGGCATGTATGAATAAAATGTGCATTACTGTTGCGGAAGCTGCGGAGCTTGCTAGCGTACCGCAAGCCGTTATCCGAGAATGGGCGCAAGATTTTGACTTCCCGTCCATGAAAATCGGTAAGCGTGGAGGTAAACGCCTTATCCACGTTGATTCGTTTAATGCTTGGCTAGCGAAACGATGCCAGGCACGAATAGGAGAGTAAACATGATGAAAGTAGTTTATGTGCTTCGCATTATTGCAGCCATATTAGTAGTAGGAACTGTAGGTTCTATCGAAATAGACCGCATTGATTTGTGGACGGGTATGTGCCAGGGGTTACTAGGTATCACTCTTTGGTTACTCACTGGTTACTGGATTGAGGAGTTAAAAGAGTATGAACGATAAACGATGCTCCTTCTGTAATAAAAGGATTAAAAGTCCTTACACAAATTGGTCGTACCTGACCGGAAAGCCTCGTATTGTGTGTGACAACTGCAAAGAAATACATCCAAACGTAAACAGACAGAGGAAACAGAAATGACAGAACAAGAAATTTTGTACAACGCCTATAACGAAAGCGGAGTACAAACGAATGAAGAAGTAATGGCTTTACTAGGGTGGTCGAATGATAAAGTCCGTAACATCAAAGCAAAATTGAAGATACGAGGTTTTATCGACTACACCTTTGGTTCACCAGTTAAAATCCTTAAGCCGTATAGGGAGGTAGTAGACACTCCTGAAACGTTTAAGGCTCAAATATACCGCGAAATGCTTGAAGTCTACATGGAGGATTTCCGAACGCAAGATACGTTCAAGGATAGACTTCTAGTAGGTCAAGAGATTCGCATGATTCTTAAATGTGTATAAGGAGGTGATTAAATTGCGAGACTGTACAACGTGCCCTGATAAAGATTACTGCATTCCTGATGAGTGCGAGCAATTAGGCACAAAAAAAAATGCCCCAACGCACGGCAATGCTAAAGGGCACATAGAAAAATATCCATTTAAAGTATATCACATCATTAAGCCGAAAGGGAATAGAACAATGATCGAGTTAAAAATCACAGTAGATAAAGCAGTTGAATTAGAACAAGAAGTGAAAGACCTATATCAATCTATCGTAGGTACTCCTGTTAAAGACGAAAAACCTGCTAAGAAGGAAGCCCCAAAAGTAGAGACTCCGGCTCCTAAAGCTGAACCAGTTAAAGAAGAAGCTCCTGCACCTAAGGAAGAACCTAAAGCAGAAGAACCTAAAGTTGAAGTTCCTAGCCTTGAAGCAACTCGTGAAGCAGTAAAAGACGTAATGGCGAAAGCTACTGATAAAACGAAAGCTAAAGGCGAATTCAAAGCCTTCTTAGATAGCATCGGCGCTGAAAAGGTAACATCTGCTACCGATGAACAACGTATTCAAATTATGGAATGGGTGAATAGCCGTGGCTAAGAAACACGCCATACTAGGCGCATCCAGTAGTGCCAGGTGGTTAGTATGTACTCCTTCAGCAAGACTAGAAGCGATGTTCCCTGATGAACAATCACCGTATGCTGCGGAAGGAACTGTAGCACACGACCTGGCTGAATCAATTCTGCGGCATAAGCTGGAAGGAAAAAAAGCCCCTAAGCTTGATGATTATTCCGCTGAAATGATAGAAGCGGTTAATCGATATGTCGACATTTGCGAAGAGAAGGTAAACGAAGCTCGTGCTCGTTCCTCTGATGCGGAAGCCATGATTGAAGCACGGCTCGACTTCTCTAGGTGGGTACCTGAGGGCTTTGGTACTGGTGACATGGTAATCGTAGCTGACGGCATCCTGGAAGTGATTGACCTGAAATATGGTAAAGGCGTTCCTGTTAGTGCCGTTGAAAACACACAAATGCGGCTCTACGCATTAGGTGCTTATGACGTGAACGAGTACTTATATGACATTAAAACAGTTCGTATGACGATCGTTCAGCCAAGGCTTGATAGCGTATCTACCGACGAAATGCCTATAGCAGACCTGCTTGATTGGGGTGAAGAAATCAAACCAATCGCGCAACGTGCCTGGGAAGGTGAGGGCGAATGTACGCCTTGCGATTACTGTAACTTCTGTAAAGCACGGCACACCTGCCGAGCATTAGCAGATACTTGCCTTGATACATTCTATAAGAATGGTGGCAAGCTTAATCAATTACTTACTGACCGTGAAGTATCTGACATTCTAGCGATGAAAGATTTAATCACGAAATGGATTAAAGGTGTTTACGACTTCGCTTATGAAAAAGCATTATCGGGTGAAAAGCAATGGCCAGGATACAAATTAGTAGAAGGTACATCAAGACGTACCATAACGGATCCGGATGCAGCAGCTAAAACATTACTCGATAACGGCTATAAGGAAGAAGACATCTTTAAGCCACGTGAACTCGAAGGTATCACAAACCTACAAAAAGTACTCGGTAAAAAGGGCGTTGCCGAATACTTAGAAGCATACATCGAAAAGCCGGAAGGCAAGCCTACGCTTGTACCGGAAAGCGATAAACGCCCAGCAATCAATACAGTTGAAACAATGATGAATGAATTTGAAGATGAGGTATAAGAGATGAACAAAACATTAACAACAGCATTGGCAATTTCCGCGTTGGCAGTAAACGTAGCTGGCGCAACTAGTAATAACACAGTAGGCGGTACAGATAATACTATTTCCGCAACGTCTACAAGCTCCGCAGTATGGGGCTTCCAAAATAACATCGACGCTAACAATGCGCTAGCATTTGGTACAAACAATACTGTAACTGGTGAAAATGGTTTCGCCGGCGGTAATAATGCTACTGCAGCAGGTCGTAACTCCTTCGCTTTTGGTTCTCACGCCGAAAGCTTGGTGGAGTACACCGTAGCCATCGGTAATCAGGCTCGTGTTTCTAGCTACGATAGTGTAGCTATCGGAAACGGTGCCTTCGTATCCGGTGAATCTAGTGTGGCTCTAGGCCGTACTAACAACGTAACTGGGGAAAACTCCGTAGCAATCGGTGCTAACAACGGCACAGTGGCTGGCGGTCAATCCGCCGTAGTTGGCTACAATAATAAAATCGGCGCCGACAAAGAACAGCTAGTGTTCGGTTCTAACTCCGAATCTAGCGGTCAAGGAGCCCTAGTATTCGGCACACATGCAAAAGCGGTAGCAATGGACGCTGTGGCGTTTGGTAATAACACGATTGCTGACAAACCGAATGCGGTGGCAATCGGCACAAATAGTGTTACCGATGACGCGGTAGGCGTCGACGGTATCACAATTAATGGTACTCGCCATGTGTTTGCAGGCGAGCAACCGGCAAGCGTTGTATCCTTCGGTTCTAAAGCCCGTGCTGGTGCAGGTGGCGTAACTCAATACAACCGTCAGCTCACGAATGTTAGCGCCGGCCAAATCTCCGCTGATTCATTAGACGCTGTAAACGGTTCCCAACTGTTCGCTGCGATTGATGAAATCGAAACCAATGCTAAACAAATTGCTAAAAACAAACAAAACATTAAAGACGTGGCAATCGGTTTGAACATGTTAGGCGATGTGGTGAATGATCACGAACAAGCTATCGCAGGTAATACTACTGCAATCGCTAACAACACTGCCCGCATCAATGGTAATACATCTGCTATCAATTCCCTTGGCCAAAAGGTAACTGCTAATATAGCGGATATTAGAAGCCTTGAACATGTGGCAGACAATCACGAAGGTCGTATCACGACTTTAGAAAATCGTTCTATTGGCTTAGCTAATGACATTAACAACAAGGTCAACAATCTTGGCCAACGTGTTAATCGATTAGGTGCAAGTTCCGCAGCACTTGCAGGCTTGCATCCATTAGACTTTAACAGAAATGACAAAGTCAGCTACGCTGTAAGTTACGGCCACTACCGTAACAGTAATGCCGTAGCGCTCGGCGTATTCGCTAGACCTAATGAACGTATCATGCTTGGCTTTGGTGCTACGTTAGGTGGTGAGAACCAGTACACCGTAAACCTTGCGTTCAAAACAGGCAAAGGTTCTGATTACCTTGCCGAAGCTAAAGATGCGCAAAGTCGTATCTCTAAACTCGAAGCTCTCGTAAACAAATTAATGTCTGAAATTAACAAATAAGGAGACCGTAACAATGGCTAAATTAACAACTGGTATCGTAAGACTTTCCTATGCAAACATCGCTCAACCTCGTAAAAACGACGACGGCAAAGCAAAATATAGCTCCCAAATCATCATCGATAAAACAGATAAGAAGACAATCAAAGCATTTGAACGTGCGATTGAAGAACTTAAAGCGGATCCAAAAGCAGTAGCTAAGGTAGAAGGTAAAGCAGCATACCTTAAATTGAACTTACGCGATGGTGATACAGATGAAGCAGTGGCTGACCAACCGGAAACATACGCTGGTAAATTCTTCATCAATGCGAATAGCGATAAACAACCTATCGTATTCACTCGTGACAAAATCAAGATGGACCAGTTCGACATCGAAGAAGAAATCTACTCCGGTGTATACGCGCAGGTCGCATTATCCGTATTCGCTTACAACTTCAACGGTAAAAAAGGTGTAGGTTTTGGCTTAAATGGTGTTCGTAAAGTTAAAGATGGTGACCGCCTAGGTGGGGTTCATGTATCTGCTAGCGACTTTGGTGACGATGATTTAGGCGACCTAGATGATGACGATTTAATCTAAGGAGGCACATATGGAGCTTAGTATTGATGTGGAAACGTATTCTGACTGCCCTATTAAATATGGGGCCCAGCGATACGTTGATGATTCAACATTTGAAATACTGCTCTTTGCCTATAGCTTCGATGACGAACCGGTCGAAGTAATTGATATGACAAAGGATCCACTACCCGAAAGGGTGGTGGACGCTTTGTATAACAAGGAAATTACAAAGACCGCATTCAACGCAGCATTCGAGATGTTGTGCCTTAAAAAGTACTTCCCTGATGCGGATTACACGAACTGGGAATGTACCTCTGTACTAGCGTTATACTGCAGTTTACCTGCAAGCCTCGATAATGTGTCTAAGGCTCTACGATTAGGCGAAGCCAAAGATGCAAGAGGTAAACGCTTAATTCAATTCTTCTCTGTACCACGTAAGCCTACTAAGACAAATCCTAAGACACGTAATATGCCCGAGGATGCGCCGGAGAAATGGGCGGAATATATTGAATATAACCGCCAAGACGTAGTAGTAGAGAAGGCAATTCGTAAACGCTTACTTTCGTTAAAGCCACCTGCTATCGAGCACGAGTACTGGTTACTCGACCAAGATATCAACTGGCGAGGCGTGAAAGTAGATATGGAACTCGTCGATGCAGCGCTTGCTTGTAACGACGAAATCGTGGAAGAAGCTACCGAGTCATCCAAGATATTAACAGGATTAGAAAATCCGAACAGTACCATGCAACTTAAAGAGTGGCTAACTGCAAGACTAGGATATGATCTAGACACAATGCGAAAAGACGATGTATCAAACCTCTTGGCACAGGATATCCCCTCTGATGTACGCAAGGTACTGCAAAATAGACAGGTGCTCGGTAATTCCTCCATCAAAAAATACTTGGCCATGAAAAACGCTGTGTGTTCAGATGGTCGTATCCACGGCATGCTTCAGTTTTACGGAGCTATGAGAAGTGGACGATGGGCAGGTCGTGTAGTACAACTGCAGAACCTCCCTCGTAACTACTTAGAAGATTTAGATACAGCTAGGGAAGTCCTTAAAAGTAGAGATGTAGAAATGTTAGACCTACTCTACGGGAATCCTGGTGATGTGATTAAGCAACTTATCCGTACTGCTCTTGTAGCAGAGGATGGGCACCGATTTATTGTAGCTGACTTTAGTGCTATTGAAGCCCGTGTTATCGCTTGGCTAGCTCATGAGAAATGGCGCCAGGATGTATTTGCTCAAGGTGGCGACATCTACTGTGCATCTGCATCTAGCATGTTCCACGTACCTGTTGAGAAGCACGGCGTAAATGGACACCTTCGCCAAAAGGGCAAGGTAGCAGAATTAGCGCTCGGCTATGGTGGCGGTGTAGGAGCCATGAAAGCGATGGATTCTAAAGGTGAAATTCCTGAGAAGGAGTTACCTGGTATCATCGAAGCTTGGCGACAAGCAAGCCCACGAATTACGAAATTTTGGAAAGATGCAGACAGCGCAGCAAAGCAAGTAGTGAGAACAGGAGAACCCGTACGAATTAGACAAGGCAATATTAAATTCTTTAAATCGAAAGGCTTCCTGTTCATTGAATTACCGTCCGGTCGTAGACTTGCCTATGCAAGACCTAGACTAGGGCTTAACCGATTCGGCAGTGAATCGATTGAGTACGACGGCATGGATCAGGTTAAGAATACATGGGGCAGAGTTGAAACCTACGGCGGAAAGCTAGTCGAAAACATCGTGCAAGCTGTAGCAAGAGATTGCTTAGCCGCATCAATGCTACGGCTTTCTAAAGCAGGGTACAAAATTGTAGCCCATATCCACGACGAAGTGGTTATCGAAGCGCCTATAGGCGAAGGCAGTTTAGAAGAAGTAATAGATATAATGTGCGAACCGGAGCCCTGGAATGAGGGCCTCATATTAAACGCAGCAGGGTTTGAGAACCCATACTACATGAAGGATTAGGAGGACAATTCTTATGAAACTCTCAAAACAACAAATTCAACAACAACGCGAAGCAATCGACGGCTTATACGAACTCGTAAAAGAGGCACCAGCTAGTGAACGTAAAGATACAGCTATGGCATATTGCGAAGGATGTATTGCTGCTTGCGACCTCGCGCTTAAGATATTAAATGGTAAGAAAGTAGAAGTTCCTAAGGTGGAAGAACCTGCAGAAACTCCAGCAGTAGAAGAGAAACCTAAGCGTAAACGTAAGAAGAAAGAAGAACCTGTAGTAGAAGCTCCAGTAGTTGAGGAAACTCCTGAAGAAGATGATTTAGACGATTTGTTATAAGAGAAAGGATATCGCCTCATGAAGGTCTTATTCAATCTACAAGTACAAAGGCTGTACGACCTAGTGCGGCGCAATCAAGTATCACCTTTTAACCCTGCAAGTTATTACCATGTGCCCTGCGAACACTCCTTCGCTAATCTTTGGCCAATGGAATCTAATGGGTTTGGGATAGTGCCTTGCCGGGAATCAGATGAGTTCTATTGCCCAAAATGCGGTGAGCGGATCAACGCTAAAGGGTTTACTGCAGAAGTTGGGTATAGCACCACAGTTCCTCTCTCCCTAGACCTATCAATTATAGATAGGGGCGATAAACTGGACGTGCAATTTGAGTACGACACGGTATACGCCGACGGAGATAATGGGATGATTTACAAAGGTTATAAATCCCATGTCATTGATGTAATACGGTTTGATTTCAAGCAAAGAAAAACCTTTACCATACTCAAGAAACGCTCACGCAGTGACGTCGTCGAAGAAGCGACAGTTACCCCGTCGGGGTTTAGCAATTCCCTTTTATCGTTAGTTTGGTTCGTAGCCACTCCTGACTGCAGACTACATAACTACCGGGATGAGTTGAAATGTTTCGCTAAGGTATTAAAAGACGTGTTCTTCGAAAAGCTTTCAAAGATAGTAGGGTATAAGGTCAAATCCATTAGACAAGGCATACAAGTTACCAATAGATACGGTGCTTTAGATAACCTACTCCATAACCTGGTATGGAAATTACAAGCCCCTGATGCACCAGCTATCAATGACAGCTTAAAGCGTGACTATGACGATTACTATAATCGGAATTTCCCTAACGAGACACTAGGCATGAGCGATGTATTAGAGTTAACTATGAAAGGTGATTCTTTTGTGAAAGCCTTGATTAAGGCTCATAACTTGCCTGATGCTCGATGGGTTCGGCGGTTACTACACGATAGACCGTTCTTCTACACGAAGATCATCAAAGTGATGTCTGCGTTATTTAAGAACAAGGACTATCAAAAGGCTATAGTCGATGTCGTCAAGGACAACGCTGATAATACAAGCTACATTCAGTCTTGGCCATTATGGCGTGATGACCGTGATTTATCTGTCATTCGTAAATTTGTTAACATCCTTAGCCATCAATACGGCGAGCGCCAGGCGTTCTTATTCATTAGAAATGCGCCTTCCTATCACGATATCAGAGATACAGCTAGTATGTATTTTGAGTTATCGAGAAGTCGCCGTAAAGAAGTTTGGGATAGCCGCATCCAGGTGCGTAACCTACATGACACAATCTTGAGAATGCAAAAGTTCGATAAAGTGGAAGATGAAATCGTGCAGCAGCGTAAAGCACATCGCGTGTTAGCTGATATGGTTAACGGTTACCACTTTATGGCCATCGGTTCTACTCACGGCATTATAGATATGGGCATACAGTTAAATAACTGTGTAAGCTCTTATATCAAAAAAGTGAAAGCCGAAACGTGTGCTATCGTAGGTGTATATAAATGTAACGAACCAGTAGCATGTATCGAGGTTAACCCCGTTAATGATGCGGATGACTTCGTAGAGATACACCAGGCTAAACTTAAAAACAATCGTGGTGTATATGAAGACCACGATATCAACGGAGCTGTAACACAGTGGGTAACATCTCACGGATTATGCGTTCCGGCGTATGTACGAGATATCCAGTTTGCGAAGGGAGGAGCGATGTAATATGGATACTAATATCATCATAGCTACGGGCAAAAGTCGCTCCGCCCGTAGCTGGAAGTCTCAGAAAATGACTTGGAATGAATTGGTCAGTAAATTGGCCGAGCCAACTGTAACGAATGAAACGGCTGCTGAATACGCCAAGATGTCAAAGGCTGATCAAGGCCAAAAGAAAGACGTCGGCGGTTTTGTAGGTGGCTATATTCCTGGTAATGGTAGACGGATTAGAGGAGCTGTTAAAGAAAGGTACCTTATTACTCTTGATGCAGATAACCCTGGTGAAGATTTCATCGTAGACCTAGATATGGAATTAGGTGGTATGGAGTACGTATTATACAGTACACACAGCCACACAGCTAACAATCCTCGCTACCGCGTGATTATCCCAGTCGATAGAGCGATGACACCGGATGAGTACCAAGCAGTCTCGAGACGGATTGCTGATAACATCGGCATTGAGTTCTTTGACCCATCCACGCATCAGGCTGAACGTCTTATGTATTGGCCAAGCCACCCTAAGGATGTGGAGTACGTATATCAGCACAGCGAAGGCAGTTTAGTCTCTGTTGATCAATACCTTAACACCTACAGAGACTGGCGTGATACGAGTCTTTGGCCAACATCAAGTAAAGAATCTCAAATCAGACTTGATGCGGCTAAAAAGCAAGGTAATCCATTAGAGAAAAAAGGACTACTGGGTGCTTTTTGTAGGTGCTACAGTATCACAGAAGCGATACATAAGTTTCTTCCTGAAGTCTATGAACCTACTGCAGTCGAGGACCGGTACACATATGTAGCCGGTAGCTCGGTAGGCGGTTTAGTAATTTACGATAACGATACGTTTGCTTACTCCAACCATGCGACTGACCCAATTAGCGGTAAGCTCGTGAATGCGTTTGACCTCGTCCGGATCCACTTATTCGGAGATAAGGACCCAGCAGATGAGACCAATGTCACCAAACTTCCAAGTTACCAAGACATGATTGACTTTGTGAACGAAGATGGTGCAGCACCAATTCTGCTCGATAAGGAACGTATGGCTGATATGGACTTCGAGGATATCACGGACGACGAGGAAGGATTGCGAGCAAAACTTAAACGTGACCGTAAAGGTAATCCTGAATCTGACGTATTCAACTGCTTAATTGTTCTAAAATACGACCCCGCGTTAAAAGGCAAAATCCGGCTTGATGAATTCGCGCACCGCTTAGTCGTGATTGATGATTTGCCTTGGCGTGGTAAAGATGAAACCCCGTACTGGACTGATACAGACGATGCGTGCTTACGTAATTACTTCGCTACGAAATACCTAATTAAGGGTAAAGGCATTATCGATGATGCTCTTCAGGAAGTAACACAAGCTAACAAATTCCATCCTGTGCGTGAGTACCTAACGGGACTAACCTGGGACGGTGAATGTAGAGTTGACACACTCTTCATCGATTATATCGGCGCAGAGGATACTGAATACATTAGGGCTGTTACACGTAAATGGATGTGCGGCGCTGTAGCACGTGTCATGGTGCCAGGTATCAAGTTCGATACGGCGATTGTATTATATGGGTCTCAAGGTCTTGGA